GATTCTGAGCTTGGCATTGGCATGACAACGCTTGGCTCTGGGATGATGGTGCAGTAATGGCAACGATGTATCAAAAGAAGCTTGCCATGCGCCGAGGCACATCGGACATTGAGCGTTTGGCAAAGCAATACCAACAAGAAATCGCTGGTATCTCTGGCGAATACAAAAAACAATACTCAGCATATGCCGCTGGCATTGGACAAAAAGAAGAAGTCTTTAACGTCCAGAAAAAAGCCTATGAAGAAAAGTTTGGCTCATACCTTGGTAAGGTTTCTGAGTACAACACAAGCATGAATGCCTACTCAACTGCCGTTGATGAGTATTTAAAGAAGGAAGCAGAAACTCAAGAGCGAGTAATGGAGCTTCCACGAGACAAATATGGAAAAATTTATTACGATGTAAAGGGAAAAAGAGCTGGTTTGACAGAGTTGGTTGACAATCCAAAAGCTTATGGTTTTGAATATGTGGTTAGTCCATTTGAAGCTGGCTTTCGAGGGACAAGCAAGGTTATTGCCAAGCCAATTAATACATTAACTAAACCAGTTGCGCCTACTACCCCAGAAAAGTTTGCTGAAGCACAACCAGAGATGCCAGCCATTGGTGAGTTTGACGCTTCACAGTTTGAAGCAAAGAAAACTCAGGCAGAACAAACTCTCAAGCGTGAAGTTGGTGAGCGAAGAGCTGCCAAGCTGGGCGCTGTCTCTCGCAAAGCAACACGACCCCTACTCGGAGGAGCAACACCATGAAAGAAACATCCAAAATGCAAGCCAAGGTCGCTAAAGTCATGCGTGAGTACAAGGCTGGCAAGTTGCACTCTGGCGGTGATGGCAAGGTTGTCAAGAATCCCAAGCAAGCCGTGGCAATTGCCATGTCTGAAGCTGGCATGAAACAAAAGGCTAAGTGATGGCAACACGAAACATGCTTGAAGATGTTGAGTTGGAAGAGAACGAGGAAGAGTATTCCTGTCCAATCGCAACAAAAGACTTGGCTGAAAATCTAAAAGCTCGTAACTATGCCTTTGAGTATTACGGCTATGGCCCTGCCAACCCAAATGACATGAAGAACAACGAAGTCTTCTGGATACGCAAGTCCGTCATGCTCAATACCTCTGTTGAAGAGGCCATGGGTATGCGTTGCGGTAACTGTGCGGCATTCATTGTCACCAGTCAGATGATGGATTGCATTAAAGCTGGCATTGAAGCCAAGCGTCCAGAGCAAGAAGCTGGCTATGACGAGGATGTGGTGGAAGCCGCTGGTCTTGGCTATTGCGAACTGTTGCATTTCAAGTGTGCTGACAGCCGAACATGCGATGCGTGGCTGGTTGGTGGCCCAATCACTGACGAAATGGAAGACGACTGATGGCTGTCATAACAGTAACTCGTGAGTCAGACACAACCAACGCAAGACACGTTGTACTCACTCATAAAAACAATGCTGGCACACAAGTGGTTGCTGGCGCTGATGCGCCTGTCATCATGGTTGACGTTAACCATCAGCGTAATCACGATGGTCGTGCTTACTATGCCTACAAGATTGCGCCAGACACCGCTCCATTGGCGGCAGGCGCAAGCATTGACATTGTGATGGCCTCACCATCTGGCGTGTACCCGCATGTAACCATTGATGGCATGTGCTTGGGGGACGCAGAGCTGTACATCTACGAAAGTACAGCAACAACTGGCGGCACAGCATTCACGCCAATCAACAGAAACCGCAACTACGCTGTCAGCAATCCAAGCCAAGTCGCAATGGTTGTTAACCCAACAGTCACATCAGTTGGTGATGTGTTATCTGCTGAATTGATTGCAGGCGGCGCAGGCAAAAAATCTGGTGGTGGATCTATTGGGTCAATGGAATATGTGCTGAAGCCACTGACAAATTATTTGTTTAGATTGACCAACGTGAATGGCGTGTCACACGCAGCACATTTGCAACTTGAGTGGTACGAATAAAGGACAGATCATGAAAGAAGTTTGGGACAAACCAAGACCAAAAGACATAGGCAAACCAAAGGAGCTGTCTTCTGTTGAAAAGCGCAATGCCATGCGTCGAGCGGCTAAAGCTGGTAGACCATATCCAAACTTGGTCGATAACATGGCGGCGGCAAGGGAAAAGAAGTGAGCAAGTACAAAGATCCAGAGGGTGGGCTGACAGAAGCTGGCAGACGCAAGTTTGAAAGCTCTGGTGAAAGCAAAAACCTGCAAGCTGGTGTCAAAGAGAAGAACCCAGCAGGTCAAGCTTTGCGCCGTAAGGGTAGCTTTCTGACCCGCTTCTACACAAATCCAAGTGGGCCTTTGGTTGATGAAGATGGTGAGCCAACACGACTGGCTTTGGCGGCAAACGCATGGGGTGAGCCAGTGCCAAGGACTGCGGCATCAGCAGCAAGACTCGCCGCCAAGGGGCGCAACATGTTAGAGAAATACGAATTGCAAAAGGGTTGATATGGAATACGATAAAAAAGCACCAGGCGGTATGCGGCTGAGTCCTGAGCAGATCTTGAAGCGCCAGCAAGTAGCGCAGACAAAGAAAGATGAGTTTCAGCAGCTATACCAAGATGCCTACGAATTTGCCTTGCCCCAGCGCCAGCTATACGGCGTGTGGGAAGGCGGCTCTGTTGGCTCCAAGAAGATGCAACGTGTCTTTGACTCGACAGCCATCAACTCTACCCAGCGGTTTGCCAATCGCTTGCAGTCTGTGGTGTTCCCGCCTCAGCGCAAGTGGGCCAAGCTAGAAGCTGGTAGCCAGATTCCATTTGAGCGTAAGGCTCAGGCACAAGCCATCTTTGATCAGTACTCTGACGAGATGTTCACAGTGCTGAAGCAGTCAAACTTTGACATTGCCATTGGTGAATTCTTGCTGGACTTGGCTGTGGGTACAGCTTGCATGATGGTTCAGCCTGGCGACGATGTGAACCCCATCAACTTTATCCCTGTGCCACTGTTCTTGGTGAGCTACGAAGAGGGTGCAAATGGTCAGGTGGACAATGTCTACCGCCGTATGCGTATGAAGGGTGAGGCTATCCAGCGCCAGTGGCCTGATGCCGAGATCCCAGAAGAGATGGCTCGACGCATTGAGCAAAAGCCAACAGACGAGATCGAGCTGTTGGAAGCCACCATCTATGACGCAAACCGTGGTGACTATTGCTACCATGTGATTGACCGTGTCAGCAAGACAGAGATTGTCTACCGCCGCCGCAAGATGTCACCATGGGTGATCAGCCGCTACATGAAGGTTGCTGGTGAGATCTATGGTCGTGGGCCATTGATTACCGCCCTGCCTGACATCAAGACGCTGAACAAGACCAAGGAACTGTTGCTCAAGAACGCATCTTTGGCTGTGGCTGGCGTATATACAGCGGCAGATGATGGCGTATTGAACCCAAACACTGTCAAGATCGTGCCTGGTGCAATCATCCCTGTGGCTAGAAACGGTGGGCCACAAGGCCCAGCACTGCTGCCACTGCCACGGTCAGGCGACTTCAACGTCAGCCAACTGATCATCAACGACATGGTGCAGAACATCAAGCGCATCTTGCTGGATGAATCGTTGCCTCCAGACAACATGTCTGCCAGATCTGCCACTGAGATCGTTGAGCGCATGAAGGAACTGGCTCAAAACTTGGGTTCAGCCTTTGGTCGTCTGATCAACGAAACCATGATCCCGCTGGTTGCCAAGATCCTTGAGGTCATGGACGAGCGTGGCTTGATTGATATGCCTTTGCGGGTCAATGGCTTGGAGGTCAAGGTTGTCCCAGTGGCTCCATTGGCTATGGCCCAGAACATGGAAGAGGTCAATGCCATCATGCAATTCATGCAGATCGCCCAAGGGCTTGGCACTGACGGTCAACTGGCTATCAAGGGTGATGTGCTGGTGGATTACTTGGCTGACAAGCTGGGTGTGCCAGCGGCTGTCAGGAACACTGCGGCTGAACGTGCTGTCCTGATGGAAGACATGCAAGCGCAACAAATGCAACAGGCCATGGCTATGCAACAGCAGATGGCTATGCAAGCCCAAGGCGCACTGCCAGCACCTGAAGGAGCGCCAGTTTGAGCTGGGAAGAATTAGAGGCTATTGGACAGCCTACTGATGTCAGGGAAGTCGAGCAAAAGAGGGAAGACCTAGCTCGGCTGACCCTGCGTGTATTTGGCACTGAGGACGGCTTAAAGCTTCTCCAGTGGCTCAAAGACATGTATGTGAATGTGCCTGTCGCCGTGCCAGGTACGGACTCTTCACACGCCTATTTTGCCGAAGGGCAGAGGACGGTGGTGAGGGAAATTGAAGCACGGATTAACCAAGCGAGGAAAATTTGACCACTGAAGCAACAACTGACCAACCCGCATCCAGCGGCCTATTGGACAATGTGCAAGTGACTGATGAAAGCACTCCATCAAATCCACAGGCCGTAGAGATTGAACACCGATCTGACACCACTGCGGCAACCAGTAAAGCACCCACAGGCGAGGATGACCCCCTAGAACGTCCAGACTTTTGGCCTGAGAACTTCTGGAAGAAAGACTCCAACGAACCCGATCTAGAAGGCATTGCCAAGTCTTGGTCAGATCTGCGTAAGCAAATCAGCCAAGGCAAGCACAAAGCGCCAGCAGACGGAAAGTACGATATGAAAGCCTTTGGCGACAATGCTGAAGACAACCCCATGGCTAACACCCTGACTGGTTGGGCAAAGGACAATGGGCTGTCTCAGGCGGCTTTTGACGACTTGGTCAGCAACCTACAGACTCAGGCTCAGGAGATCATGGGCGGGGACATGGTAGACCCAGCTCAGGAACTGAAAGCCCTTGGCCCCAATGGGAAAGCCATGGTAGACGGCATGGTGAACTGGGCTAGAGGCTTGGTTAACAAGGGAGTCTGGTCGGCAGACGACTTTGAGGAGTTCAAGATCATGGGCGGCACAGCTCGTGGAATCAGGGCTTTGATGAAGGTCAGGGAGTCTTATGAAGGACGTATCCCAATTGAGTCTGCCCCCCTGCCTGGCTCTTCCAGCAAGGATGAGCTGTACCAGATGGTGCAAGATCCCAAGTACAAGACGGATGCTGCATATCGCCAGAAGGTAGAGAAGATGTTCCAAGCGACATTTAAGTAAAATCTCCAAGGCAAGCAGTTGCCCCTTAGCCCCTACTTGCGTGGGGGCTTTTTTTATGCCATACTTAACTCCGTCAGCGTAACGGCACGACACCTAAAGCCCTTTGGCTCTAGCTTTCTATCCCTTATTTTGGGACACGCCGTTACGTGGAAAGCTGGAACCAGAGGGTTTTTTCTTTCCCGACTCGGGAACTATGCGGCACGTCGGTGGTAGAACCTTAAATAACCCTGTTACACGAGCAAGCCAGAGCGGGGATGGTGGGCTAAGAATAGAGCCAGGTGGTAGGCCAGAAATGGCTGTAAGTCTGTTCAGTGCGATGCGATGACATGGCTCCGTAGGGCATGCATTCAAGCATAAGCGAACCTTGATTTTGATCACGGTAAGGCTGTGCTTTGCTCCAACATTCACCATAGGGCATATATATAAGTTAGATAATTGTTAACAGGTGTTGACAAGTGTTAAGAACTGATATATATAATGTAAGCATAGGCATATCTGGCAACAGACCCTTAACCGCAGTGGATACTGAAGAGTGGCTGGCTTAACCAGCAAGCATTCGGCCCTGACTTTCAGGCTTACCGTGGCGAGAACCCAACTTAATCAACCATGTGAGGTATCCAAATGAGCATTTCTTTAAGCAATGCCTTTGTTACTCTATTCGATGCGGAAGTCAAGCAAGCCTACCAAGGTAAGGCAATGCTGGTTCCAGCGGTTCGCCAGCGTCGTGGAGTCGAAGGTTCAACTGTCAAGTTCCCTAAAGTCGGTCGTGGTGTTGCCACTGTCCGTGTTCCCCAAACTGATGTTACCCCTCTGAACGTTGGCTTCAGCTCTGTCACTTTGACATTGGCTGACTACAACGCTGCTGAGTACTCTGACATCTTCTCCCAAGCTAAAGTCAACTTTGACGAGCGCCAAGAATTGGTGCAAGTTGTTGCTGGCGCTATGGGTCGCCGTCAAGACCAGATGATTCTGGATGCCTTGGCTGCTTCCAGCACCAGCTTGACTGTTGCTAACAGCATCGGTGGCTCTACTACCAACATGAACGTGGCTAAACTCCGTGAAGCCAAGCGTCTGTTGGACAAAGGTAACGTTCCTCCTGATGGTCGTCACATCATCATCCACGCTAACGGCTTGTCTAACTTGCTGTCTGAAACCAGCGTGACCAGCTCCGACTTCAACAGTGTGAAAGCATTGGTGCAAGGCGACATCAACACATTCTTGGGCTTCCAGTTCCATGTGTTGGGTGACCGCTCTGAAGGTGGTTTGGCTATCGACGGCTCTCTTGACCGCACTTGCTTTGCATTCCACAAGGATGCAGTTGGCTACGGTGAAGGTATTGCCATGCGTACTGAGATCAACTACATCGCCGAGAAGACTTCTTGGTTGGTGAACGAAGTCTTCAGTGCTGGCGCTGTTGCTATTGACGATGAAGGTATCGTCAAGATCACCTGCCGTGAAACTTAATCTAGGAGACTAACATGGCTTTTTCTAGCACTGGCTTTAACACAATTGGTGGTCAATCTAAGGCTGGCAATGCACCCTCGATTTATACCTACGCAAGCGCTGACGCACAAAGTGTGATCCGTGCCTCTGGGTATTTCAACTCGGTTGCATCCATCCTCAAGGTTGGCGATTTGATTTTCTGCTACTCGGCAACTGGTGGCACACCTGTAATGTCTACCGCTTATGTGGTCAGCAACGCTTCTGGCGTGGTTGACATCACTGACGGCGTGACCGTTACTGCAACTGACACCGATTAATCGGTAGTCAATCTGAACAGGCCAGTCACTGAGTATTCGGGGGCTGGCCTTTCTCACATTAAGAGGTAACTATGGCATCAGGTGATACAGGTATTTCAATTTGCTCAGATGCATTGATCATGCTGGGAGCCAAAGCCATTACGTCTTTCAACGATGGCACTGATGAGTCAAGCACATGTGACCGCTTGTATAGTGACATTCGGGATTCGACGCTTTCTACCTATCCTTGGACATTCAGCTTCAAGAAGACCCAGTTAGCCCAGTTGCTGACTAACCCAACATCCGTTTGGAAATACCAGTACCAGTTGCCTGGCGACAAGATTTCCAACCCTCGTGCTGTGTACAACTCAGCCAACCCTGGCAGTCCTGTGCAAAAGGATTGGGAGATTCAAGGCGATGTCTTGATGACCAACCTGACCAGCGTCTACATTGACTACCAGTACAGCCTTGGCGAGTTTGCCATGCCCCAGTATTTTGTGCAATTGCTCAAGTACATGATGGCTTGGCACTTGGCTATGCCAATCACAGAACAATCCGACAAAGCCCAGTACTGGCAACGTGTTGCCATTGGCGATATTTCAGAGAATGGTCGTGGCGGCTTCTTCCGCACAGCCATGCAAATTGATGGACAGAATAACCCAGTTCGGGTGATCGAAGACTACAGCCTTATTGCAGTGAGGAACTGATGGCACGTTTTGTTGACGTAACCACAAACTTCTCCACTGGTGAGCTGGATCCATTGCTTCGTGCAAGGGTTGACCTAGCAACGTACTCAAATGCGCTTGCAAAGGCCACAAACGTCCTGATCCAACCCCAAGGTGGTCTGCGCCGTAGACCAGGCTTAAAACACATTCTGGAGCTTCCCAACAGCAGCACACCGTCTGCTGGTAATGGGGTGCGCCTTGTGCCTTTCCAGTTCTCTGTGGACGACAGCTACATGCTGTGCTTCACCCACCAGCGCATGTATGTAATCAAGGCTGGCGCAGTGATAGCAAACATTAATGGCTCTGGCAACAACTACCTGACGACCACTGTCACCTCCAGCATGGTGGACGACATGTGCTGGACTCAGTCTGCTGACACTTTAATTGTTGTTCACCCAGATTTGCAACCAGTCAAGATCGTCCGTGGCGGCACAGATGCCACATGGACAGCAACGTCAATCACGTTTGACACCATCCCCAAGTACGCATTCACGCTGACGACCACCAATCCAGCGGCAACCCTGACACCAAGCGCCGTGTCTGGCAACATCACTTTGACCGCATCTGCTGGCGTGTTTTCGGCTGGCAGCGTCAATCAGTACGTCAATGTGTCACCACAGGGTCGGGCAAGGATTGTGGCCTACACCAGCTCTACCGTGGTCAGCGCCATCACTGAATACCCATTCTTCAACACTACGGCTGTTGCCAGTGGCAGTTGGGAATATGAGTCTGGCTATGAAGATGTTTGGTCTTCTGGCAAGGGCTGGCCTCGGACAGTTACTTTCCATGAAGGTCGCCTGTACTTTGGCGGCTCCAAGTCTCGTCCGTCTACGGTCTGGGGTAGCAAGATTGCACTGTTCTTTGACTTTGCCGCTACTGAGTCTTTGGACGATGATGCTGTGGAAGCAACGCTGGACACCAACGATCTGAACGTCATTACCGACATCATCAGCTCTCGTGACTTCCAAGTGTTCACTACTGGCGGCGAGTTCTTTGTGCCTCAAGCTGGCACAGATCCGATCACCCCACTGACATTCACTTTCAAGAACGTGAGTCGCAATGGCATCAAGCCTGGCACTCGTGTTCAGTCTGTGGACTCTGGCTCTGTGTATATCCAGCGCCAAGGCAAGTCTTTGAACGAGTTTGTGTTCTCTGACACACAGCTTACCTACATAACCCAGCGCATCTCGCTGTTCTCTGGTCATTTGCTCAAAGCTCCTGAGCGCATTGCTTTGCGCCGTGCGTCCAGTACTGAAGACGCTGACTTGCTGTTGATGACCAATACGACTGATGGATCAATGGCGGCATTCAGCGTCATGCGCTCTCAGCAGGTAACCAGCCCATCAGAGTTCACTACCGATGGACGATTCTTGGATGTTGGTGTGGACATCACAAATATCTACACCGTCACCAAGCGCACATTCAACTCGGTAGACAGGTACTTCGTTGAGTTATTCAGCGACACGCTGTACACAGACTGTGCTTTTATCGGCGGTGCTGCGGCAAGCGCCAGCAGTTTGCCTCACATTGGCAAGGCTTTGAACGTGATCACCGATGGCGTTGTTCAGTCCAATGAGACTGTCAGCGGCGGTGGATCTGTGACGTTTGACCGCTCCAGTACAACCAGCTATGAAGTTGGATTGCCAATCACTGTGTACGTCAAGACCATGCCTGTTGAAGTCAAATTGCAGACTGGATCTCGTTTGTCGTTCAAGAAGCGCATCGTCGAGATCAGCCCAATCGTGAAAGACACTCAGCACTTGATCATCAACAATCAGCCTGTGGCATTTCGATTGTTTGACAATCCATTGCTTGATGATCCTGAGCCAACATTTACTGGAGTTAAACGTGTGAACGGCGTACTTGGCTACAGTAGAGAGCAATCCATTGAAGTACAACAAAATCTGCCCTTGAAAATGACCTTGCTTGGCTTGGACTACAGGGTGGCAGTACATCCAGGGACATAAAACATGGCTACAAGTTACGAAGCAGCAGCAGGGTTTATAAGCGCATATGGGCAATCAGAAGCCCAAAGAGCTGCGGCTATCAACCAGCAAACTGGTTACATGGTGCAAGCTAGGGATGCCCTAGCAATTGCCAGTGTTCGTGCGGATATGGACAATCAGTACGCTGAGATCCAAGCTGGTCGCACACTGAAGAAAGCTGAGAACGAAGCGATGAACTACCAGATTGCTGGTAACTCACTGCTGAAGAATCTGAGAGCAACCAATGCGTCTATGAGAGCCAGAGCTGCGGCAAGTGGCGTAGTTGTTGACCAAGGATCATTTGCTGGCGTTGCTCGTGAGAATGTGGCGGCAACCATGCGTGACGTTGGCATTGCCGACTTGAATGCATTGACAGCCAAGGTGCTTGGTTTTGAAGATGCCAGCGCCATGATTCAGTCTACTCAATACCAAACATTCTTGAACAACTTCTCCGCACAGCGTCAAGCTGGTCAGTATGAGATGGCGGCTACTGCGGCTCGTCAACAAGGTAACTTGCTGGCTGGATATACATTGGCTAAAGGCGCTATGGACTATGCCAAAACATACACTCCATCAACACCTAAGAAAGTAGATTAATGGCTACAAAAATTGAATCAGGACAAATTCAACTGCGTAGTGTTGGTGGCGTTCCTATGCAACAGACACAGTTGCAAGCTGTTGACCAAATTGGATTTAGAGCGCAAGCACAGACTGACACTACGTTAAGCCAAGTGCTTGATCGCATGAGTGGATCTTTGTTTGAACAAGCTGGAAAGAAAGCACAAGAGCAAGCACTGAACGATTACTTTAACAATTACCGTGTCACTGACCAGCAAATTGAAAATGCAAAGAATGGCATTCCTGTTGACTTCTCGTTGGGCAAAGGCTTCAGCATCTACGACATTGCTTTGCAAAAGGCTCGTAGCTATGAGCTGTCAGGACGCTTTGAGGTTGAAGCCAAGAACGAACACAACATAATTTATGACAAGCTTGTAAACAACGAGATTTCTGTCAAAGATGCTGCCACCAAGATGAAGAGCATTACTGATGGCTACAGTCGTGTGCTTGGTAAAGAAGATGGCGAAGCTGCATTAAAGTTTGTTGGCTCTATGGGAATGCACGCCAGCACAATCATGGCTAAAGGCTTTGAGCTTGAAGCAAAGCGCAAGCGTGAGCAAGATGTAATTACGCTTCAGCAAGCATTGCAAAATGAAATTAAGATGCTTCAGCCAACTTTAGAAGAACCGCTTGAGATGGATGACAATGGTCAACCACGCTCTCCAAATGTAAAGATTGCAGCTAAACGATTAATGCTTGGTCAAGTAGGAACTGCCATTGGCGGTCTTGAACGTGGCAATGCCTTGCAAGCAGATTACGATAAAGCTGTTCGTCAGGCAAAAATTGATGTGCTGACAAAAGTAGTTATCTCTGACGAAAACATTGCAAATCCTACAAAGACATTGGATGCTATTCGTAAAGGTCAACTTGGCAATAAGACGCATATCTTGCAAGACTTGATTGCAACAGACTTAAAAGCTGTTGAAGAAGTTTCAAAGAACTTTATGCAAGCATTGGCAGATCGCCGCACATTGAACGATGATGCATTGAAAGAAGACAAGCGCCGCAAAGAGGCTGATGCCAATACTCTGATGATTGAGTTCCATCAGAAGGGTACGCCAATGAAGCGCAAGGAAGACATTGCCATGCAAGTGGCAAAGATGGGCATCTTCTCTATTGAGCAATTGGATAAGTACTTGAGTCCTGAGCAAAAGGATGGTGACCCATATGCGTATGCCAACATTGAGACACGCATCGTGTTTGGAGACATCACAGATCCAGCAGAACTGAAGCGTATTGCAATGCGGTCTGGCATGAGTGGTCAGCAATATACTCGACTGAATAGCAAACTGCTTGAAGGATATACCCAAGAGAAGTCAGATGCTGTGCGCTATTTGCGCCGTGTGTCTGGTGTGCCTGATGTTGCCAGCATGTTTTCTAGCGCAGGTGATGAAATAAAGATTGAAAAGAATAATAAACTTAATGATATTTTTGAGTCTCAAGTAAATACCTTTCGGCAAACAAACCCTGGCGCACCAATCCCATACAAACAAATTGCTCGTGATGTTGAAAAGGAATATAACGCTGGTGATCGTGCTGATGCCAATAAAACAAAAGCTCGTGATGAAATACAAAGCACCATTAATGATTTGATTTCCAAAAAGAAATTACCTACTGGTATTGTTATTGATGCAAATACAAACATTGACGACATTGCCACAAAGTACAAGCTCAAAGAAGAAGATACAACATACTTGCGTCAACGCCAAAGAATATTGCGTAAGGGTAATGAATAATGGCAACTAAACTTGAACAGTCCTTGATGGACAACTATTTGAATGCAACGTACCCTGCATTGCCAGTAGAAACTACTGACAGTATGCAAGCTACGCCACGCAACAAATACCAAGATGCGCTTGGTGCTATTGCTACAGGCATTCAAACTGGTGCAGAGGCTATTGACTTCAACATAATTGGATTTCCAAATGTTGGATATCTGACGCTAAAAGATCTGACTGTTGGCGATCTTGGCAAAGTGCTGGAAAAGATTAGTTATGGAGAGTACCCAGTTGAGGGTGCTGGTGGCATTGCTGGTACTTCTAAGTTAAACATGGAAGACACACTTGAGCTATTGAATGCTGTTCCAATTGTTGGAGCGGCTCGTAAATTGGCAATCAAAGGTGGCATGAAAGTTGGTAAGAAGATTATGGAAAAAACTGGCAAAGCTGTTGCGGAGAATAAATAATGGCAAATGAATCTCTTGATCAGCGTCTAGGTCAAATTCTTCCCGCTGATCTGCCTCGTGCTGATGTAGATCTTGCTGATGCAGGTGACGACAACACAATCCAAGTGGCGGGTCTTGGCGACAAGCTTATCAAGGGATTGACTCGTGCCGCAGAAGTTGTAACAGACTTTGGTGGGCCAGCAGGTAGCAAGATTGAAAAAGCTGCGGCAGAGAAGAAGCTGTTGCAAGAGACTGAGAAGGTTATTCCTCCATCTCCAACACCTGCCGTAACTCCAGCACCAATCCCTGCCACACCAAAGCCACGCAAAGCTAAAGCGGCTCCAACACCAGCGGCAAAGCTTGAGGAATTGCCAAAGCAATTAGAAGTCTTTGAAGCCAAGATTGAGACTGCACCTGTCACTGGAAAACCACCAGAGACGCTGATTAATGTCGAGCGCATTGATGGCGTTGACGACTTCAAGCAGACTGTCAATGCATTGTCAGATGCAAGCGGCATCAAAGTTGACAAGATGACATGGGAGCAAACATTGGCTACTGCCAAGGAGAAGGGCTTTGGCTCTGACATTCTTGGTGACCTACAGTCAATGAAAGAGCAATACGGTGACATTCCTGTTGACATGGTTCGTTTGCGTCTTGCCAGCTATCAAAGCTCCAAGGACTTCTACGACTTGGCACGACAGGCATATTTAAATCCTGATGACACGGTATTGCAAGCCAAATTATTGCGTCAGTTGAATCTGCATGGCGCTGTCAATGATGCATATGTTCTGTCTCGCACTCGTGCAGCTCAGGCTACTTCTGTTGGTCGTATGCAGATTACTGAAGGCAAAGCCGCTGGCATTATGGATGAAGCTGGCAATGTAAAGATTCCGTCAATCAATGACGCTGAGATGAAGACCATGTTGGAAGATCCAAATGTGTCTGATAACTTGAAGCTGATGATTGAAAAGTTTGTGCAACTGACAGATGAAGGCGCACGAGAAGGATTGATCAACAAGGTCAGCAAGGTAGGTTTAATTGCAGACTTGTGGGATCGCACTTGGAAGAATGGCTTGCTCTCTGGGACAGGCACACACATTGTCAACTTATTAAGCAATACAACATTCTTGGCAAGCTCAGTGGCGACACGAGCAATTGCTGGTGGCATAAGTACAACTAAACGATCTTTTGGCGGCGCAGGTGAGGTTGAGCTTGGCGAAGCTGGAGCATTGCTGTCTGGCATGGTTAACTCATTTCGTGAAGGCATGAGCCTTAGTTGGCAAGCACTAAAAACTGGTACGACTCGTGAGCAAAGAGCTGGTTTAAATCTTTTAGATGATGGTGGCATGAAGCTTGAAGGCCAATACAACATCTTTGAATTACGAGACTACGGCTTTGAAAACGAAACACTCGTCAAAGGTACAAACTTTTATGCAAACTTTGTCACATTGCTTGGTGGCCGTCCGATCATGGCAATGGATGAGTTGTTTAAGACGATGGGCTATCGTGCTGAATTGAATGCTCAAGCTTATCGTGCTGCCGCTCAAGCACGGCGTGATGCCATTGCTAATGGCAAGACTGCACAAGAAGCCGCACAAATTGAGTTGAAGGTAATGGGCGACACATTGGCAAACCCACCTGCCAATATTGATGCGGCTGCTACAGACTTTGCTCAGATGATTACATTCAGCCGCAAGCTGACTGGTGCTGCCAAGCAAATTCAAGAGTTGTCACAAGATCACCTGATTGGCAGAATCACCATGCCATTTGTGAAGACTCCAACTTGGGTTGCCAGCGAATCATTGCAACACAGTGGAATGGCATTCTTGTCCAGCCAGTGGCGTAAAGACATGGCGGCTGGTGGCGCACAGCGTGAGCTTGCCATGGCTAAGTTTGGCATGGGTTCGGCTCTAATGATTGGTGTTGGCTCTTATGTGGCAGATGGTCGCATCACAGGCGGTGGCCCAGGCGATACCAACTTACGCAAGATCTATTTGGACAGCGGTTGGAAGCCATATTCATTTGTATTTCAGCCAGGGGAATGGGACGCTGAGTTTGTTGACTACCTTAAAACCATGAAGATTGACCCATCCATTGGGAAAGATCAGCGGTTGTATGTGCCTTTCCGTGGCATTGATCCACTTGCTGGCCCAATGGCAATGATGGCTGATGCCGTGGAATATGCTCGGTATGAGGACGATGAAGACTTGGTTGCTCAGGCTATTCTTGGTGCGACATGGGGCTTGTACAGCTATGTCGGTCAACAGCCATTCTTGACTGGCATAAGCTCAATTGCTGGCGCTTTCAGCCAAAACATACCCAATCCCAAGCAAGCATTCAAAGATGCCTTAAATCAGGTTGCTTCTACTGGCGCACAGTATGCAGTAGAAGGATCACCAGTTGGTATGTTCAACAGCGCCAGAGCGCAGATTGAGCGTATTGTTGACCCCAACAAACGTGAGACTGGTGAATCTCCAAACACGCCTACCGTGATCAAAGGTTTCTATGAGGGTTTGAACAGGTCAATTTCTAAGACTCCGTTCTTGAGTGACTCACTTGGCAAACAATATGATTACCTTGGCGAAGAAATGATGGACATTGACCCAGCCAATCCATGGTTGGCTTCGTCCAGTGGCATTAGATTCAGCACCAGTAAACAGCGTCCAGCCGACAAGATCATGATTGAGCTTGGCATGTCTATCAAGAAGCCTAATCGGGCTGTTACTGTTGGCGGTGTCAGCGTCAAGTTGGAGCCAGACGAGTACGAGTACATGATGCGTCAGTTTGGCAAGATCACTGATGGACAGGGCTTGCGCTTGAAGGATGCCATTGTTGAGCGCACCAACGCACCTGGCTTTGAGGACATGGATAAGTATGTAAGACAGCAGAATATCGCTGAAGTCTACAGTTCGTTCACAGAAGCCGCCAAACAAGATTTGATAGCAAACAGCAAGTTTTCCACAGCTATCCAACGCCGCATAGAAACTGCTCAAAACAGGCTTCCAAGGGTAGGCAAATATGCCAAGTAATCGTACAATTTCTAAAAGGATGGACTGATCATGGCGATCCCAATTTCCAACGTAACACGCCGAGTGGTATATGCAGCCAGTGGTACTGGGCCGTATGCATTTACCTTTGAGATTCTGGCAAACACTGACATTGCTGTGTATCGTGATGACACACTGTTGACGTTGACCACAAACTATACAGTCACTATCAACAGCAATGGCACAGGTTCTATCACTCTGACAGCCGCACCTACTGGTGCAACTCAGATCGCCATTGTCGGCAACCGCACAATCCAGCGTACTACTGACTTTGTTACTGGTGGCGACTTCTTTGCCAACACAGTGAACGATGAGATGGATCAGCAGACCATCTTTGCCCAGCAGAATGCTGAAGGTTTGCAACGTGCTTTGCAAGCACCGCAGACTGATCCAACAACCATCAACATGACTCTGCCACGCAAAGCAGATCGTGCTGGCAAGTACTTGGCATTTGATTCAAACGGTAATCCAGAGCCTGGCCCAACAAGCCAAGACGTTGACATAGTAGCTGGCATTGCATCGGACATTACAACTGTTGCTGGCATTGCATCCAACGTAACAACTGTTGCTGGCATCTCTAGCAATGTCACAACTGTTGCTGGTATTTCATCTGCCGTAAGTACTGTTGCATCAAACAATACAAACGTCAGCACTGTAGCTACCAACATTGCTTCAGTTAATACCAATGCGACAAACATTGTTGCAATTCAGAACGCATCGACCAACGCAACAAATGCCGCATCAAGCGCAACTGCGGCGGCTGGCTCTGCAACATCAGCGGCTGGTTCTGCAACATCTGCCGCCAACTCTGCGGCGGCTGCGGCCTCTGCGCTGGACAGCTTTGATGACCGCTACCTTGGCACGAAGACATCTGACCCAACGCTGGACAACGATGGCAATGCCTTGGTCGCTGGCGCTTTGTACTTCAGCACAACTGAAAACGTGATGAAGGTGTATGACGGCGCAAGCTGGATCACAGCCACATCTGCTGGTGCTACTTCCCTGCTGCGCTTCCGCTATGTTGCGACAAGCGGTCAGACCACATTCAGTGGCGCTGATGCTGCCGCCGCCACGCTGACCTACACCGTCAACAACATTGCTGTGCATCGCAATGGCGTGACGTTGGACACATCTGAGTACACCGCAAGCAACGGCACAAGCATCGTCCTAGCAGTGGCTGCTGGTACTGGCGACATTGTTGACATCATTGCATTCAAGAGCTTCACAGTTGCTGATGCGTTGAGTGCTGTGAGCGGTGGCACTGTGAATGGCGCTGTCACCATCACTGGTGCGCTGACTGCCAACGGCAATGTCATCCTTGGAGATGCCTCTACTGACACATTGAATGTTGGTAATGGTGGCTTGGTGAAGAATGCAAGCGGTAATGTGGGTATTGGTACGAGTTCGCCGGGATACAGATTAGATGTTCGTGGTGGAAACGCAAGAATTGCAGCTAACGCATCAGGAGCTTCTGATGGCGTTCTGTATTTTGGAAATGCTGCAACAAACTATATTTTTGGGGGTGATGGTAATAACTATATGACGTTTGGTGTAAACAACGCCGAACGCGCCCGTATCACCTCCGGCGGTAACTTGCTGGTGGGAAAGAATTCCAGATCTTTTGGTACGGCAGGGGTTGATTTAAGTCCAACATTAGATTCTCACTTTACTATATCAGGTATTGTTGCTGCTTTTAATAGATTAGATACCGATGGAATCATACTTGAATTTGCACAGGCAGGCACTGTTGAAGGCAACATTTCCGTCTCAGGCACAACAGTCTCATTGGTTGGTGGTCATTTGGCTCGCTGGGCACAAACCACCACAGCCAAAGACGAATCTCTAGTCAAAGGCACTGTACTGTCCAACCTCGATGAGATGAACGTCTATGTCGCACCGACAACTTACTGGACTGAAGAAGATGAGCTTCCAGAAGGCGTGAGTGTTGGCGATGTAAAGGTCGAAACACATTCTGTTGACAACGAACAGTTGAACAAGGTAAAAGTCTCTGATGTTGAAGGCGATGTAAATGTCGCTGGTGTGTTCGTCAACTGGACGCACGATGAAGACCACAACGTTGACGAAATCAACATGGCGATGACGGGTGACATGATTATCCGCATTGCCCAAGGCGTGACTGTTGCCCGTGGTGACTTGCTCATGTCTGCTGGTGACGGTACTGCCAAGCCTCAAGGCGATGACATTGTTCGCTCTAAGACCATTGCCAAAGTCACATCAACCCATGTCACTTGCACCTACGCAGACGGTTCATTCTGTGTGCCTTGTGTGCTGATGGCTTGCTAAAAGGAGAACAAATAATGGGAAAAACAGCATCATTGGCGAACATCGGCACTATTGCTGATAGCTCGCTTGGGTTTCGGAATCGTCTGATTAACGGTGGGATGACCATAGACCAGAGGAATGCGGGGGCGAGTGTTTCAACAAATGGTAGCTATCCTGTTGACAGGTTTCAAATGGGATTAACTGCGGCCATAGGTTCTACGTTTACAGCCCAACAATCTTCCACTGCTGCGACAGGTTTTACCAATTCATTTGTCTGGACTGTTGGAACAGCAGGAACTGCGACAGGTACGCAAAGCGCACGTTTTGACCAGCAGATTGAAGGATACAACGTGGCGGACATGGGGTTCGGTGCTGCTGGCGCATCAACCTTTACGCTGTCATTTTGGGTGCGCTCAAGCGTTACAGGAACATACTGTGTGTTTTTTAACAATAACGCATTAGACCGTTCATATGTGGCGCAGTACACGATTAGCGCAGCAAATACTTGGGAGCAAAAAACCATTACCGTATCTGGTGACACATCTGGCACTTGGTTAAAAACAAATGGCTCAGGACTTCGTGTTGGATGGGATTTGGGTTCTGGCTCAGATAGAAACACAACTGCTGGCGCATGGGCTTCTGGTTTCTTTACCCGCACCTCAAGCCAAACAAACTTTATTGGAAACACAGGAGCCACTTTCTACATCACAGGTGTCCAGCTTGAGAAAGGCTCAACAGCAACGAGCTTTGACTACAGGCCGTATGGCACTGAGTTGGCTTTGTGTCAGCGGTATTTGCCATACATTGGCGGCATTTCAGGGAATCAGTCTTTTGGGCAATGCTACGCCAACAATACAACTACATTGAGGGCTGTCATTAATTTCCCCGTTCAGGCAAGAGCGTACCCAACAGGTCTTGTTACAAGCACAGCAAGTGGGTTTGTTGGGCAAATGCAAGCATCTTCCAACATAACTGCAAGTGCGCTTGCGGTAACCTCTATCGCTGGATTGACAAGCGCATTAATTGAATTAACAGTTTCAGGAGCCACAGCAGGGCAACCCGGTAGCATTTACAACGCCGGTGCTGGGTATATGTATTTCACAGGATGCGAATTATGAACGAACCAACTTGGAAAATTATTTCGTCTGAGGTTGTTTGGCGTGTGTGGCCTGATGGTCGTCAAGAGTCATGCCTTGTGACCGCTGAAGAATATGTCAAATGGCTTGAGGCTGGCAACACGCCAGAGCCAGCAGATGAGGTGACAGGTGGATAACCAGCAGCTCTTCAATCTGGTGGTCAGTGTTGCTGGCTTCTTGGCGGCATACGTCATCAACAACCTGACACGCACCATCCAGAAGTTGGAGGATAAGGTCAATGACCTGCCTCACAACTACGTCACCAAGGATGACTACCGATCAGACATTGCTGACATCAAGTCAATCCTGAAGCAGATCTTCGACAAGCTGGACAACAAGCAAGACAAATGATGTGGATCCAATCAGCATCTGCCTTCTTGCGGCTGGTTTGGTCAAGCAGATCCAAGCTGGCTGTGAGCTGTACAAGCAAGCTAAAGAATCTTTTGTTGAGATCAAAGCAACTGCGGATGAAGTTATCGCTATCGGCAGAGAGGTTCAAGGCTTCTGGTCGAAACTTAGCGGTTTCTTTGGCGCTAGTCCCAAGCCTAAAGTTGTTAAGCCTGTTGCAAAGTCTAAGAAGTCTGCCTATGTCGCTGTTGATGAGACTCAAGTCAAAGTTGACATTGTCAAAAACCTGACCGAGTTTTTCAGACTGCAAGAGCAGTTGGCTGCACACATCAGGGAGGAAGAGGAGAAGAGCCAGAACGTATATGACCCTGATCAGAACCACATGGAGGCGGCACTCAAGCGAGTGATGGCACAGCAAGAGATGGCAAAGCTTGAGGTCACCATCAGAGAGACCATGGTGTACCAAAGCCCACCTGAAATGGGTGCGCTGTACTCAGATGTGTTCAAGATGCGGGATGTTATTACTGAAGAACAGGAGCAAGCAAGGCTAAAGCAAGAAGCTAAAAAGAGGCAAGAGGCATGGCAACGACAGGAGGAAGAAAGAAACTTCCAGCTAAAACTAGCGTACCTGGCGGGAACTACTATATTCCTCCTCTACCTGTGGCTCTGGTTCCACCTCGTAAGTCGCTGGGGGAAGAACTGATGGGCTGGATTGCTGCTTGTGTGCTGGTTGCTTTGCTTCTTCCAATTGGAGCCATGCTGTACCTCGATATCTTGGAAGCCAAGCATGAGGTTAAGGAACAGGTCGAGAAGGTAGAACGGTTAAGAAGGCAAGTAGAACAGGAGAAACGCAAGAATGACAAACCATGAACTTAAACTGCTGGCGCTGACTGTTTGTGCTGGCATCCTTTGCGGGTTGCTGGCTGGCTGTGAAGATAGATTTCGTTACCCCTGCCAAGATCCAAAGAACTGGGAAGCTGCCGAGTGCAAGCCGCCAGTCTGCACAGCAACAGGCACATGCCCTGACCAACTCACCAAGCCAGAAAAGGAGTCCAAGTAATGGCAACCATCGGATACAAACCAAACAACCGTCTGTCCCCAGAAGAGATTGAAGCTCGTGTATGGGCATGGGTGATCTTCGTGATCTCCATCATCTTGCTTGGCTCATGCTTTAGCTTCATCTACAGCGTGACGTTTGTGACTCAGCCTATGGTCGGCATGGCTCCGATAGATAAAGTCTATACAAAGATGATCAACGATATCATGTTGCTGTGTACTGGTGTGTTGGGTGGCGTGGCTGGACGCAAGGCAGTGTCTGCTGCTGTTGCTACTGCTACTGCCAAAGCGGAGGCTACTGACAATGATCCCGAACCTAAACTGGAAGCCAAGGAATGAGTTTGTTCAACCCATGGGTACTGCTAGGTATCGTCCTAGCTGTTCTTGGTGCAGGTACGAGCGGCTATCTCAAAGGCGGTGCAGATGAGTTTGACCGACAGCAACTAGAGATTGCTAGGTTAAACGAAGAGGCACGAGTCAAGGAACAGGCGCTTGTCACTGCTGTCCAGACGCAAGCAAATCAATTGGTGAAAGCTGAACAACATGCAAAAACTATTTCTCAAAAGCGCAATGCTGACATTGACTCTGGTACTTTGCGGTTGCGGATCCCTGTCAAGGCCACCTGCCCAACCATACAAGCCACCACAGATGCCGCCCCTGCCTCCAGAGATAGCGTTCAAGCAGACACCGAACTTGACAGAGAGACTGCTAAAGCTCTTGTCGCCATCACAGATGACGGAGACAAAGCCATCAGGCAATTGAACGCATGTATAGATGCGTATAACGCTGTGTATCAAACCATGAAAGGAACCCCATGAACGCAGAGCAACTGGCGCAAGCCTTGAAGATGACCCCAGCAAAAGCAGAGGAGTGGATAGATGCAATCAATGAAACTTTTGATCGGTTTGAAATTAACACACCTGAGAGACAAGCTTGCTTCTTGGGGCAGTGCGCTCACGAGTCGGCTGGATTCACTGCGCTCAAAGAAAACCTCAACTACTCAGCAGAAGGATTGACCAAGGTTTGGCCTAAGCGGTTCCCATCATTGGACGCTGCCCAACCCTACCACCGCAACCCTGAGAAGATCGCCAATAAGGTCTATGCTGATCGCATGGGCAATGGCGACGAGGAATCTGGTGAGGGCTTCAAGTACCGTGGTCGTGGCTTGATCCAGTTGACTGGCAAGGACAACTACACAGCGTGTGGTGAAGCATTAGGTGTTGACCTGGTAGAAGATCCAGATCAGGTGTCTAGTCCTATGTACGCTGCCCTGTCAGCAGGTTGGTTCTGGAACAAGAACAAGTTGAATCAGTTTGCTGATGCCAACGACATGACCACCTTGACCAAACGAATCAATGGTGGAACCCATGGCATGGATGACCGCATTGCACGGACACAACATGCCTTGGATACCTTGATGGCTTAATCTTGGCCTAATAGCCAAGTGTGGAAATCAACAGGGGGTTTGCCATTGGTTTGACACTGATGGCAATACTCCCTGTATTCCTTATCCAGCTTCTCCCAGTCCGTTGGATTCATCTTCTTTCTCCTCCAGTTGTGCGCCCAGTCTCTTTAAGCGCAGTTGATAATCCCCAACCAACTTAGCCTTATGCTCAGGGTTGATCTTGTTCACCTGATCCTCGTTGGCCTCTTTCAGTTCCCGAAGCTTAGTCATTTTTGTGCGGGTTGCCAATGCTGATTTCTCTACCTTTTCCCGCAGTTCAATCGTCCCATTTGCGTAAGACTCTGAGTCTGCGTACTGGCGTGGCTCTTTGCCTGGTATGGTCAGCACATATGGCAGGGTGACTGCTGGCGCTGGCTTGATGTTGTCCAAAGGGTTGGCGGCTGGCGCTTGTTTGCGTGTGCCAGCATTGCCATCGTCGTCTTCTGGTGCAATGCCACAGGCTGACATCAGGCTGTACCGACGAGCGTAGGTCAAGGCACTGGCGTACCCTTGTGGATCTTGTTTGACAGCAGGGAAGTGGACGATGCCGCACTCCAGCACCTCGCCTGACTCATGGACAAAGACTGTCTCGCACATGATGCCGTCATTGCAGTCGTAATTTTTTTGCAGTAAAAAGATGCCATTCTCATTTAGCGCATCAATGACCGCCTCAATACAGGCTGACAGGTCAGCATATCGGCTGCGGAAATGTGGGTTGGTGCTGGTCTTAAGAGCTGGGCCAAAGGCACGTTGGGCTTTGACAAGGGCTGATGCTATATTTTTCACTTGTTTTCCTTGATTGTTAGTGTTGACTGACGTACTGAATAAGCTTCTTTGGCTGGCGTGATCTTCTGAGGCTGTGCCTTGTAGTGGCGCATGGGCCATTTGACTGTCCAGTGACCAGCTTTGCCGCTTGCACTATCTTTCATCATGGTCTTAAGGTCTTTCTCCCAGCGGTCTATATCCTCTTGAAGGCTGTCCATCTTCTGCTTGGCAACGACGATCTCTGCTATCAGATCCTCGCCATCAATGCCTAAGTCAACCTCATCTTCTTTGGCTATTGCCCAGACTCGGTTGGCATCTTTGGTGTTGGCGGCTGGGTAATATTGGATGTCGCCAGTCTCAGTGAAGGTGGTCAGTCGGTGGTCAAAGTCTTCAGCCATTCTGCGGATCTCATCCCTTGTCGTGCCATGTGGCTTGAACAGGAAGATGCGTAGTTCCACGCCTGAGTAGAGGCAACCGATTGCCGCCCAGTCCAGCCCTGTACACATCATCACGCCTTGGACTTGGATTGGCCCACGGTACAGGGGCAACTCCTCTTCTGGATGACCACGAGTCAGCTTAGATTCCAACACACCGTTGCCGATCAGGGCAATGCTGTCTGCGCCAACCACATAGATACCATTGCTGGGATCGTGCTGGATTACAACATTGTCATTTGGCACACCGATGGCATCGGCGCTGGCGGCAAGGGGGAAGTCTGGGTGCTGGAAGGCCACATCAGGCATGGTGTAGCTCTTCAGGCCAAGGCGCTTGGACATCTCAGCGATGATGGCTGGCTCCAAGGCATTGCCCCAGTCTGCGGCTTCCCCTGCTTTAGTGCGTGGATCTTCACCTCGCAGGGCTTTCAAGCAGAAGGTCAGCACATCGTTGGGGGTGCTGTAAGGGCTGACACCAAAGAGGCTGGGCAGTTGGGAACAGGACAGGCTGGTGTCCGAGGTGAGCTTAGGCATTGTGAAACTCCTTGATGATGAGAACCCGCTGTCTTCTGCCTGACTTGCCAGGGCGGGTCAGCCCAGTGTCAATGATGTAACCCTTGTCGATCAGGGCTTTGAATCGGGCTGTCACTGTAGAGTAGGGGTAGCTCATTAACTGAGCTAGTACCTCATCTTGAATGCATCCCTTTGGATAACTGGCAATCACCTCGTAGACAATTTGCTCCATGTTGGTGGTGTTGACCAACTGGGCGGCTTCCTGACTGGTGGGTGGTGCGTTGCGGCGAACAAGTTTTTTCCAAAATGTGCCGAATTCCATAGAACTCTCCTTAGTAGGTAGGTTGTTTGCCTTGCATGATTGCAAAGTGATAGCATGATACAACACCGATAGATGCTGGTTTTCTAGGTAGTTTCCCTAGTTGCACATCTTGAGTGTGATATAGAATTGATAGCATGAAACACACACCCAAACCAAAGATCGAAACTCATCAACTTCTTGTGCGGGTAAGACCGCAAGCCAAGGTGTTGTTACAGAAAGCATCTGTTGACCAGCGCAAAAGCCAGTCGGCAATCGTTGAGGACTTGATCATTGATGGCCTGAGCGCCGCATACTCCAGTCCTGATGACAGGATTCAAGCTTTTTTGAAGGGAAACATATGACCGACAAATGGATGCCACCAGAAGGTACAAAGATCACCATGCCAAGCGTTCGTGTAACTGCTGGCGGCTTTAAATACCAGCGTGGTGCTGATGTCCAAGCAACATGGCGCAAGCATGGATGGACACCACCGAGCGCCAACATGCCACCACCACCACCTGAGAAGCCATCTGAACTGCCATTCATCAAGCCATTGAGGGCTGTGCGATGACTTTCGAGGATGCCATCAGGGTATTGGATTGCGTCAAAGAGGGTAGACCGATGCCCGACAGCGTGGTGAACAGGGCTTTGCAAATAACAGGGGATCTTGATGACTTTGATGGTGAATTTTTGCGTCTTTGGCGAACCTGTGGGGAAAGGCAGGCCGAGATTCGCTCGTCAAGGGGGATTTGTCAGGACATATACCCCCCAAAAGACAGCCAATTGGGAGCTGGAGATAGCTCAGGTAGCCAGACAAGCCATGGGTAGCCAAGCGCCATTGGACACGCCTGTAGCCCTTTCTGTGCGGGTTTACAAGGCTATCCCTGTGAGCTGGTCAAAGGCCAAGCGGCTCCAAGCGGAGACAGGTGTGCTTAGGCCAGTTGGCAAGCCTGATTTGGACAACTACATCAAGGCAATCATGGATGCTGGCAACGGCATTTTGTGGGTGGACGACAGTCAAGTGTGTGAGTTACATGGGAGCAAGGCGTATGGTTCACCTTGCATTGAGGTAACAGTAATGGAGTTATTGCCATGACAGAAGAGACTTTGGAGCAGCGCATCAGCCATCTTGAGCGCCAGTTTGAGCAGATGTCCGAGGCTTTTAGTGCCAACAGCCAGTTAATGGTGATGCTGGCAAGGGAACTGAAGCGGGTCAGGGATTGCCTGAGCGATGAAGATCCTATGGGGATGCAATGAAAGTTTTGCCAATTAATTCTTTTGAAGTTGAACCTTGGTTATTGGAAAAACATTATGCAAAACGCATGTGTCCAATTTCCTATGCGTTTGGGCTTTACAAAGATAGTCAACTTGTTGGCGTTGTGACTTATGGCGTACCTTCCAGCAGCAATTTACGGTCTGGCATTTGTGGAGCAGAGTACGAAAAAAACGTGATTGAGTTGAATCGCTTGTGTTGCAACAATGAGCCAAACTTTGCATCATATTTAGTTGGTAAATCTTTACAGATGCTTCCCAAGCCATTGATTGTTGTTAGTTTTGCTGACTTAAAGCAAGGACATGTTGGATATGTTTATCAGGCTACAAATTTTGTGTATACGGGATTGAGTGCCAAAAGAACCGATTGGAAAATAAAAGGCATGGAACATTTGCACGGAGCAACAATTGCCGACATGAGTAGAGGTCAGCCAAACAGAGCCGAGTGGATGAAAGAAAAATTTGGTGATGATTTTTACTTGGAAGACAGGTCAAGGAAGCATCGGTATATTTATTTTCTTGGAAGTAAAAAACAAAAAAAAACCATGATTGATGCATTGAAATACAAGATAGAACCATATCCAAAAGGTGAGTCTAGACGGTATGACTCAGGAAATATCGTTAAAACTCAACAACTTTTATTTACATAAATAAGGGAAATCTTGTATGAAGCGTGGCTATAGAGGCGGTGGTCGCAAGCCCATCCAGATTGATGAGCGCAGGGCTTTCAGTTTGCATGACCAGGGCTTCAGCAAGAAGGTCATTGCCGATCGGTTTGGTGTGCCATACAAGTCTTTGCTGACCATCTTTCGCAAGGCTGGCAGGGTCAAAGTCAGGGGCAAGTACAACTGGAAGGACAAGCATGGATGAAAGCACATGGCGCAAGCGGCAGATTGAGCAGCGTGTGGAGTCTGCTGAAGAGGCTGTCCAAGAGTTGCGTGGCAGGGTGGAGTCGCTGAATCCCTACCGCAACCACATCATTGAAGAGGTGGCTCAAGCCATTGAGCGCATGGAATCGTTTGGCAAGGACACGATCAGTAGCTTTGCCATCTACATCAGGAGCATGAAGGAATGACACATAAAGCATTGATTAGACAGCTTCAGATCAGTTGCCTTGGGCTTGATCGTATTGACCCATTGTGCTTGCTTGTTGACGATGTGATTGCGGCCTTGACACAGACAGAGCGCACATGGGTAGGGCTTGATGAGGTAGAAATCATTGGTTGCACTTGTGAATGCATAGATGAAGGTGAATTCAACATGGATTGCGCCATTGACTTTGCTAGAGCCATTGAAGTCAGACTCAAGGAAAAGAACACATGAACCAACCTAAGTCAGCATTTGACACATCAGGGCCAAGCATCTGGACACGAGACACACAGCTTATCTTCATCAACAATGGCAAGATCAATGGCTCCAAGCGCAGGGAAGTCATGCGTAAGACAGAGCAATTGAATCTGGGAAGCAAGAAAACTAAGGCAGCGGGTAAGAAATGAGTACAGTGAAATCAGCGTTTGAGTCGATCAAAGAACCCAGCATCTGGACAACAGACAAGAAGGCCAAGCGCCAGCAGGTAGCCATCAAAGCCGCAGCCACTGAGCTGAAGAACAGGGGCTTGCGTATGCGGGACGACTTCACTACCTACAGCAAGGCAAGGCCATCCAAATGATTGCAACGATCCTGTGCTTGTTCATTGGTGCAGCCATTGCCATTGGTACATTGTTTGTGTTTGCCAACGTGCTGGCGTGGATGCAAGATGCTAATGAAAGAAGTTGATCCTGAGCATTACCAGGCAACGCTAGACCACTTGGTAACCATGGCAAGGATGCCAGCATTCAAGCGCCATGCATGGCACAGGGTAAAGGAGCTGGAAGCAGACCCGTATGCCTTTTACGCTGGCTTGAAAGAGGATTTCTTGGCGATCATGCAGGTGGAGAAGCCAACAGAAAACGCATGAAATTGCTGGCAAAAATTGTCAAATTGCTGGCGCTGAATTCTGGGAAATAATTTCATGGCCCCAACATGAGGGTTCCATTTTGCCTTGCATCGGCATGCCAGTAGGTAATTTGTGGCACTGTGCAGGCATACAGGTGTTGCCTAGAATCAGCCAAAATCTACCTGTTGAAAACAGAATAGTTAATTCTGCTGTCAGCCATGGGAAAACCTGCCAGCAGGGGCAGCAGATCAGGGCAGATCAGCGGGCATGCAGGTGCTGGCTGTTGCATTTTCGTTGACTGTCAACAAATAAATTCAGATCTAAGGGTTTATCCCTATTACATACAGCATGCACGTGCGTTAAATTACGTGCATCGGTTAGCAATTCAGCGCCGATACATTCTGAAACCACCTACTAAGGGGCTTGAAATGAGAAAAGACTATTCATTCACTATGTACTTAGGCTTGAAAGCCTGCCTGTGTTTTATCGGTTATGCATTCGGTACACAGGATTTTGCATTTTTATGGGCTGCTACTGGCTCGCTGCTGTTTATGCCTGCTGCCTTGTATATTGAAAACCAAGGGGCATAACATGAAAATCACAGTAAAGCTTGATAAAAATTATGGTAACTGGGTGGTTTACCCTGTATGCGCTAAAGCGCAGATATTCGCAGCCATGGCAGGCACTAAAACCCTGACAGAGAAAACCTTAGACCAGATTATGGAACTGGGTTATGAAGTGCAGGTTTCCCCTGACCAGATCAAATGGCAGGTGGCAGCATGAATCACCTAGAAAAACAGCAGGCCATGTTAGTTAATGCACTGGCACTGGCTATCACTGCACCCAGCGACAGCAAAGCGCAGCAGGCCACACAAATAGCTTTGCAGTTAACGCAGGGCTTAACAGAAAAACAGGTAGATATCTGCAAAAAAGCAGCCCTTGCATTATTGGAATTTCAAAATGAAACAAACTAAAACAGCAGCAGCAGCAGTAAAAATCAGCATAACGTCTAAATTAGACGGTATCCGTTCATGGTCATTACAGGCACTTGATACCTGCCCTGGCAGTATTGAAAGCCCTGGGGTATTGGTTGACGCATGCAAGGGCTGCTATGCAACAACAGGGTTTTACGCCATGCAGGTGGTGAAAGCCCCTAGGGAATTCAACAGGATTGACTGGCAGCGCATAGACTGGGCCGATGATATGGTGCAGGCACTGGCTAAAGATACGTTTTTTCGGTGGTTCGACAGTGGCGATATGTACAACCTAGCACTGGCTGAAAAGATTCTTGAAGTTATGCAGCGCACACCATGGGTAAGGCACTGGCTGCCCACACGCATGCATAAATTCCCAAAATACAGGCAGGTGTTAACAGCCATGGCTGCATTGTCTAATGTGTCTGTCAGGTTTAGCAGTGACAGCATAAACGGCCAATATACAAAAGGGCTGCACGGATCGGTGATTGTGGCTGACAGCGACAGCCTGCCAAAAGGGGCAGCACTATGCAGGGCTTACGAGAATGCAGGGCAGTGCAGCGGGTGCAGAGCCTGCTGGGACAAAAAGGTAAAAGTTATCGCTTACCCAGCGCATGGCAAGAAAATGCATAAAGTTATTCAATTGAAGCAGGTGGCAGCATGATAGATAAAGCAGACAAACCCGTCATGGTGGCCTGCCTGCTGGCTGCTGTGTTTCTAATCGTTTTTCTTTTAATGGGGTATTGACATGCAAAACAATGTATTTCCTAAGTATGAAAAGCACCTGCATGTAAATTGTTTCCACTGTGCTGCACCGATAGGGCATGAAAAGCCCTTGTTTTATGGTTTCCCTGCTGGGGCTTATGGCATGTGGTGCGATACCTGCAAGCTTCGCACCTACTATGACACCACCGATGCATCGATTAGGTTTGATGCAAAAGGGGATCCACTGGCAGCGACATGCACCTGTGGCTGCACAGTACCACAGGAACAATGGGATAGCAGCGAAGGGTGGCCTCGCTGCCCTGAATGTCAATATATTTAAGGGGCTGACATGCAGAAAACAATGATTGCAAAGTACAGGGGAAAATGCGCCATTTCAGGTGCAGCGATAAACCCTGGCGACGAAATAACCTACGATACAGCCACCAAAAAGGCATGGTTTACAGAGCCTGGGGACAGCAGGGTTAATACGATAACCCTAAATGACCAAGGCAGATATCGCACGTTTACCCGTAACGCAGCGGGCAGGTGCATAGATGCGCCATGCTGCGGCTGTTGCACTATTTAAGGGGATAGCATGACATTCGATCAATTTCATGCACTGGCAGCACTGGCACGGTTAAAGCCTGGCGGGAAAGCCTGGCAGGGTGCATGGCTGTTTTTTGTGCATAAATCTAATCAGCAGACAGCAGCACAGCAGGCAGGGTGCAGGCAGTCTACAGTCAGCGCAGCAGTCAGGAAAATAAGGGCAGCGCAGCGTTTAGCTAACCATGGCGCTGACAGGCACTGACAGCCAGCAAAGCCACTAACAGCCCCTTAAATGGGGCTTTTTTATGCCTGCTTACAATGCAGGCCATGCAGCCAGTACCAATAGCATTACCTAAAAAGCCCAGGATCAGGCAAAAAGAAAAGCAGCCAGATCTACGTCATTTCGCTGTAGTGCCATTCAGGGCAATCACTGACAGGTCATTAACTGAGATGCAGCTCAGGGTTTTATTGATGCTGTGCGCTTACAGTAACAGGGCAGGGCTGACATGGGTAGGCTTGCAACGGATAGCAGATCATTTTGGGGTTAGCCTAAACAGGGCAGCAGTGCTAACCCGTGCGCTGATCAAAGCAGGGTATGTAAAAGTGATCTATTACGGGTTCAAGGGTGAACGGGCGCATACGAGGCAGGTTATCTATAAAGCAGATCTAACCCTGCAAGACATCATAGGAATCACAGGGGAATCAGCCCCATTTATGCAAGAGAATCAACAGCCTACAGGCGCAAAAGGGGAAACCATGGGAAAACGCAAAGCAGATAAAGTAAATGACCAGCGGGTTAGTAATCTGAAGCAGGCAGATAGTCAACAGAATACGGATGAAATGACAATTGAGCGATTAAGCAAGGCAGTAGGCAGCGAGATACTAGCAGCAGCGCAGCAGCAGGCAGGGCCAGCAGCGACAGTGGCAGATATCGAAGCAGTGCTAGCTAAGATGTTAACCTAAGCATTCAACAGCGTGTACTAGTTAACATAATGGACATCGTATCAAGCAGGTGTTACTACAGATCGAGCCTAAGTAATGCATATAAGTAGCACATACCGCCAGC